CTAAAGAATTAAGACAGGCCAAGCTTGAAGAAAGAATAACAGATGTCCCATACGATCCGACCAGACCAGTCCACACTTTCTGGGATTTGGGCTGGAACTCAGTCACAGGCAGAACTGCTATTACGATGGCGCAATCAGTCAATGGCTGGTATCACATTATCGACTATATGGAAAATGCAGAGCATACGGTTAACTGGTATGTAGCAGAACTACAGAAGAAGCCCTATGTATGGGGGACAGATTACCTGCCTCATGATGCTGAGAGTACCAATATCCAGGCAGGCGGTAAGACAGTTAAAAAGCTCATGCAAGGACTAGGACGCACTGTCAAAGTAATGCCACGAACAAAGAGTATCGGTGGTGACATAGATATATGCCGGATGCTGTTTCCGTTGCTCAGGATAGACCGTAACAAGGCTGCTGACCTGCTTTATTGCCTTAACCGGTACAAGTACAAGGTGGATGAGGACACAGGCTTGAGAAGCAAGAACCCGGAGCCTAACTTACAAATACATGGTGCTGATTCATTCAGGACTTTTGCTACGGCAATACAAGAGGATAAAAAACCAGTGAAAAGAGAAAAAGCATACAGACCAGCATATACAGGAGGTGGGGCATGGATGGGATAAGTTATACACTTCCGGGCTTGGGTTTTGCTGTTCAATATTATAGCGGTGAATGGATTTGCCTTAATGACAAAGGTGCAAAATTAGCAACAACTCAAGATCAGTTAGAAGCAATTAATGAGTGGAGAGTGGCCAACATAAGAAAATTCAATCATGGATAAGAAATTAAAAATATACGAACGTGCCAAATTATGTCTTGAACGCTATCAGGAACGAGAAACGAAAAATATCAAGCGGGCAGAGGAAGCCATACGGTTTCGTGCTTTAGAACAATGGCCAGAACAGATACGACGAGACAGGGAAAACCCTAACCAGGACGGAGACTCAAGACCCTGCCCGGTACTAGATAAGACCAATCAGCACGTCAGGCAGATCGTCAATGAAGAACGCAGAAACAGAGCTGTAATCAAGATACGCCCTGTAGACGATGGCGCAGACAAGAAAGTGGCCGAAGTATTTACCGGGATCATCAGGAATATCGAGGACCAGTCAGATGCAATCGAGGCTTATACGACAGCAGGTGAGCACGCAGTGGATGGTGGTTACGGTTATTTCCGAATATTGACCGACTACACAGACCCGATGTCGTTTGACCAGGAAATCATTATCAAGCGGATCAGGAACCGTTTTAGTGTGGCAACAGGTGTTCATCAAGACTCAGTTGGCTCTGATATGCTCGAAGCAGTCATTTGGGAAGACATTGACAAAGAATCATTTAAGAAGAAATACCCCAAGGCTAAAGAAGTCAGTTTCCAGGATGGCGCAGAGTGGTCCACAGAAGAAACGATTCGTATTGCTGAGTACATGTGGATAGAGACCAAGTTAATCAAAATATACTTGCTTGAAGATGGTGAGATAGTAGATGAGCTCCCTGATGGGGTAGAGCCGGTTAAAACCCGGACCAGCCAAATTAAACAGGTTAAATGGGCCAAGATTACCGCCGCTGAAACACTTGAAGAAAAAGACATGGTGGGGTCATTTATCCCGCTGATTAAAGTGATAGGCAATGAGCTTGTCATGCCTGATGGCAAGGTCAGAACATCAGGAGCCCTTGAGGCAGCAATGGACCCACAACGCCTCCATAACTACGCTCACGCCGGTTTTATCGAGACTGTCGCCCTAGCCCCTAAAGCACCATGGATCGCCGAGGAGAGTCAGATAGAGGGCTATGAGGACGAATACGCAGCAGCTAACAAACGAGGTGTTGCTGTTCTCAGGTATAAATCAGCAATGGACGATAAAGGCCGTCAATTACCAAGGCCAGATCGAGTCCCTCCGGCAGGCATCCCATCTGGCTGGCAGCAGATGTTACAGAACACCGAACACGGTGTAGAGGCTAGTATGGGCAGTTACGGTCCTACCGTTGGCGCTCAATCACAAGAGAAATCAGGAATAGCTTTACGGGAACAGAAAGAACAGGGATTTGTCGGTAATTATCATTTCCCAGACAACTTATCACGATCAATCCAGCACTGTGGACGAATACTGCTTGAGTGGATACCCAAGATTTTCGACACAGAACGAATTGCTCGAATACTGGGTGAAGAAGGCGACACGAACATGGTCTATCTCAACCCAGACCAAGACGAGGCCATGGTAGACAGAATGGATGAATTTGGCGAGAAGATCGGCACTATCTATAACCTGAATGTCGGCAAGTACGATGTCAGTGTTTCAACCGGACCAAGTTACACGGCTAAACGACAAGAGGCCGTCGAGAACCAAATACAGCTAGTGAGTGCCAGACCTGAATTAATGCCCATTGTAGGAGATATTATTCTTTCAAACATGGACTGGCCAGGTGCTGAGAAGATGGCAACCCGGTTAAAAGCCATGCTACCACAACAGCTCCAGAATCTCGAAGACGAAGAAGACGGTAACACTGTTGATCCCAAGAACAGACAAGCCCTTGAACAGATTGCTCAGGGGATGGAAATAATTAATGCAAGAGGACAACAACTCGAACAGGAAGCCGCACAGATTAATGAAATGGCCGCACAATCTGATGATGAGAAAAAAGCAGTTGAGGCGGCCAAACAGCAATTAGCCTGTGATCGTAAAGTATTTATGGCTGAGGCAAGAACCAAGCAGATCGAGCTTGAAAACCAGGTTATGAAGCTGATGGAGCAACTTGACGACAAACCCGATAAAGAACTGATCAAACTGAAACTGGATGCTGATAAGCATGACCGTGAAATGTCACTCAAAGAATACGAGGCCCACGTGAAGAGGGACGAGTCAGGCGGGGTTATTGACAAAACATCAGAATCAATAGAATTAATGCGGGATTCATTTAATGATCTTGCCGAAAGAATGAGCGATGTTTCCCTTGGGATTAATGCCCCAAAGGAGATAGAGATCAGCAGAGACGAGAACGGTGAAATAGTCTCTGTTAATAGCAAACCGGTTGTAAGGGATGAACGGGGGAACCTGACCAAACTAAGCAGCTAAAACCCACCGATGCCCTCCGGGCTAAGGATTTATTCATGAAGGAAACTACAACACAGGAAACTGTGGGAACGACTACTGAAAACGTCGATACGCCTCCTACAGAGGATGTTGAGAAAGAAACCGAGGATAAAACCGAGGATAAACCGGTAGAACCTACTGAGGCTGAGAAAGCTACGGCTAAAGCCGAAAAGAAAGCAGCGAAAGTGTCTTATGAGAATCGAAAACTATCACGACAGATAAAGTCTCAAGAGAAAAATTTCAATGAGCAAATGTCTGAAATGAGAGAACTGATTCAAAAAAGCTCACCACAGGCCAAAGCGCCTGATATTGCCAACTTTGAAAACCTGGAAGAATACCTGGAAGCAAGAGATAACTTTAGGGATGCCAAGCGACAATCCAAGGCAGATAATGTATCTCAAGATGAAAGGGATGATTCCAGCTACCAGGAGTATTTCAATCAGTCTCGTGCTGACATGATAGATCATGGTAATGATAAGTTTGATGATTTTGAACTTATAGTCACAGACGATTCCACCAAATTATCCATGCCAATGTGTGAGGCGTTATTTGATATGGAACCTGATGTGCAAACAGATGTGGCCTATTTCCTTGGCAAGAATAAAAAGGAAACGCTCCGCATCGCTAAATTGAGACCAGAACGACAATTCGCTGAGTTGGGCAAGTTAGAGGCTAAATTCTCTGATAAGCCTGCAAAAAAACGCACCTCGAATGCGCCGCCACCTATTGAACCCATCGGCGGGGGAGATACCCCTAATGATGTGATAAGCGGACAAGAAGATTTTGACTCTTATGTTAGGAAGCGGAATAAGCAGCGAGGTAGAACTTAACCTCAGAAAAAGGAGCCAATTATGGCTAATTCAATTCTGACGATTGACCAGATCACAAATGAGGCTTTAATGCTTGCGCATGAAAAAGCGACTTTCATTGGTACGATCAATCGTCAATTTGACAGTTCCTTCGGTAAGGCTAGTGGCAAGATCGGTGATACATTGCGTATTCGTCTGCCCTCGCAGTACACAAGGACTAAAGGAACCCGTGTTGCAGAGGTCCAGGATGCAGACGAGCAGAATACTACGCTTGTCACTGCTACCCAGGATCATACGGCAATGCGATTTAATTCACGCGAACTGAAACTGGATATGCAGGATTTTTCCAGGCTTCATATTGAACCAGCAGTTGCGTCCCTGATTTCAGGCATTGATTCAGATGTTTATCAAGGATGCCAAAACCTGACTTACAATGAAGTAGGCACTTACGGTACGCCGCCTACTGATTTGGCAGCCACTGGCTTAGCTCGCGCCAAACTTAACCAAAACCTGGCCCCTAAAGATGGAAACCGCTTTGTACAAATGGATTCTGTCACAATGGGTGGTCTCGTAAATGGCCTGAAAGGCTTGTTTCAAGATAGCACGCAGATCAAAGAACAATACCGGGAAGGCATGATCGGTCGTACTGCAATGGCTGATTTTTACGAGAATGAGCGTAATGTAACTATTACGAACCTGGCTGATGTTGCTGCTGCAATTGATCAGACATCGTTCGCTAATGGTTTGGCCACGCTTACCATTGACGCCATGACGACCGTTCCTGTTGTTGGTTCAACATTTACGATTGCCGGTGTATTCCAGGTGCATGATGAGACGAAAGCTGCGTATCCTCACTTACAACAGTTTGTTGTAACGTCTGATACAACGCCGACAACGACTACAATGAGTTTTGAACCAGCAATTTATTTTTCAGGTGCAAGACAAAATGTAGGCTCATCCCCTGCTGAGAATGATGTCATCACTTTTGGTGGTTCGGCCTCTGTGGGTTACGCCAAAAACCTGATGTATCATAAAGACGCATATACTTTTGCCACAGCAGCCCTGCCTCACATGGGCGATGCTGCTACCAGTGT